GTTCTTCTGCCCGAACTTGCGCAGGAGACAATTTAAATCCTAGTTTCTCTGCCTCTCTAGCAATAGTTTCTCCAGTTTGAGTAGGCATACCTAACAAAGATTTTGCTCCGCTTCTAACCAATCCAGGAATACTTCCCAGTCCACTAAGACCTAATCCTGTACCCATTTCAACTAACTCTTGAGTTTGCGGAGACGCACCTTGTTGTGCAGATAAAGCCCTAGCTCCCTCTGCTCCAGCTCCTACAGCCCCAGCTCCTGCCGTAGCTTTTGTTAAAGCACCTAAACTTTTAGGAATTAAAGTCTCAGCAAGTTGAGCAGCGTAAGGTGCAAAACGAGTTCCTGCCGATGCAGCTTTTAACCCTCCTGCAACCAATCCACCTGCAGGAACGGCTGAAGCATACATAGCAGCCTTTTCTAAAAACTTAGGCTCTCCTGCCAACTCTCCTTTTAATGGAACAGTTCGGTCTGAACCAGTAGGTATTTTTGACTCAGGTTTATCCCAAGAAAAATCTGATGTTTGTTTTGTTTCGGGTTTATCCCAGTCAAAGTCAGCCATTATGGTTCTACTCCAAAATGTCTAATAAAGTTTTGCCGAGAAGATTCGCTAGACCGACCTCTTTCTCTATCCGCTTCCGTAGGAATTGTTTTCTCTGATGGTTGCGCTAGAGCTGTTGTTGTTCTTGGTTCTTCTAACCCGCTTTGGAAGTTGGTTGCCATGTCTTCCAATGTTCCATAAGTTAATTTATTACTTTTTTGTCTAGCTCCTGCTGCAATTTCGTGAGACATATCATCAAACAATCTTGTAATTGACGGAGCATTAAATTGATTTTGAGATAACAAATCGTTAAAACGTTTCTGAAATGCAACAGTAAATCCACGAGAACCACCAGCCAACGCTTGTTCATAACGTGTGAGCATAGAAGCATATTTTTTAGAAAATAACAATGCTTCTTGGTCTGCTTGTGCAACTTTTGATTCATCTAAAGGAGGGGCTTCCCCTTTTAATGACTTTATGTATCTGTCTGTAAATTGTTGAATTTGTCCTTGTCTACCAATAAGATTAGGATTGTTGATAACGTCATTTCTTAATGAATTTAATTCAGCCATAGAAGAAACAACTTTTGCAACTTCTGCCCTGTCTTTAGCGGAGGCAATATTAACTCCTCTAGCTTGCAAATCAGCTTGCACATCATCTGTTGACTTTAATAATTTTCCTTCCGCAGTTTTTTCTCTTAATGCAACTTCTCTTTCTCTTAATGCAATATTCTCTCTGTGTTGACGTTCTTGCCTTTTTATGTCTTCTTCTCTTTGTTTTAGCTTTTGCATAGCCAATTCTTTTTTATCTTTCTGGGCAACAGCCTTTGCAAGTAAATCAGCAGAATAAGCTAAACCATTCTTTTTAAGAGCATCACCTAAGAATGTTGCGTTGTGTTCCGCAATAGCAGATTGTGCCTTTGCCATACCCGCTTCTTTATCTACGGCATATATCTGCATGGCTTCTTTAAACTGTCTATCCAACGCCTCTATAGTCTTGTCAAGAGCTTTAGTATTCTCTTCAAAGATAGCCTTTTCTTTTTTGTACAAGTCTTCTCTGCCTTTTTGATGACCTTCTAGCATCCCGTTCATAGCAGACATGGCTTGTTGAGCATTACCTTTGCTTTTGCCACCAATCATAAATCCAACAATATTAGTTAAAGTAAACAACAGACCCATATCTGCAGCAGTTTCTTTTGTTGGCACAAAAGTAGTATCTGCACGTTCTTTTACTTTCTCGCCTAACAATTTACGAGTTGGGTCTTCTGTTACGGCTTTAGCGTAATCTGCAGTTGTTTTAGCTTGAGCTTCTGCCGTTTCTTTTTCTTTTTTAAGAACTGCCTCATCTTTAAGTTCTGCTAATTGACCTTTTTGTTTATACGCCTCTAATTCTTGAGCTTCTAAATCAGGAGCAGTTGTTGGTGCAGGGGCAGGTTTAGGCGTAGGACTAGCCTTAATAGGCAAAGTATTAATGCTAAAAGGTGTTCCCGCTAATACGTCTGATGTTGCAATCATTTTGGATTCCCCGCAGTGGTTGTCGTAGTAGCTGGAGCTACACCCGCTACCGTTCTAGCTATATTTGCAGCGTAATTAGACGTAAGTGTGTTGATATATTGGTCAGCCTGTACACCAGCTTGTATAGCTCCTTGAGCAATCTTATCGCCAACTTGTTGCAATTGCAATCCAAGATTCATTTGGTTCTGTAACAGGCTCTGACGCATGTTTTCTATTTGTTGTGTGGCTTGCATACCGCCTACACCGCCTCTGTTTGATATAGACTGTGCTGCCTGTGCTTGTGCTGCCTGAATAGCTTGTTGACCTTGTGAAGTAAGTTCTCCACGTTGAGCAGCCTGTTGTAGTTGCTGACCTTGTTGTTGATAAGGTGTGGCTAACGCCTGTGTTTCTGTTTTTGCTTGCTGTGCAGACTGTCTAGCTTTATTTGCCTGGTTGGCAGCAATAAGAGCTTGTGCAAGTCCACTAGCACCTCTCACGGCAAAGTCAGGCTTACTCAAATATTCTGTTAATTTATCTGTATAACTAGTTTTGTCAGCTGTAGTGCTTGGTGCAACAGCAGCAGCTCCCACATCAGTTGCTACTTTTGGAGCAGTAAAGTCATATTGCGGGGCAATATATGGCGCATTAGCTTGAAAAGAGGGAGAAGGTAAAGCCCCTAACGCTGGTGCTTGACCAGGTTGTGGAATTGCTAACGTTTGATTGTAATCAGGCAATCTTAAAGAATCTGATGATGCAGGAGGGTTTGCACTTACTCCTGAAGATAAACCGTATAAAGAAGAATCAGAAGCGGCAGGAGTAGCAGTTTCTACAGGAGCAGCAGTTCCTTGGGGAGCTTGAACGGGTTCAGTAGCGGGAGATGCTCCAGCAATTTGTAAAGAATCTTCTAATTCGTAAGACGGAATACCTTCTGGGGTGATGCGCCCAGAGCCTCCTCTATCTTTTAAAAGCTGGGCTTCTTCTTCGTTAATATAGGCTAATTTGTGCCCTGGAGGGGCTTTCTTTTGCAGTAATTTAGCTATCTGGCGCACATCCGTGCCCATATTTGTTAGTTTTCTGACTGCTTTCATATATTTAGCCCTTCTTTCAAAGATGAATATTTATCCCCCCAAACCAATTGCGGTGCTTTCCCCGTGCTGGGGTCTAATTCTGTTCCACCAGGTTCACCACCAGTTGTGCTAGACGTTGTACCCGTTGTTGCTGCGCTAGTACCGCCTATAGGCAAACTACCTAAGTTTGTATTTAACGCTTTAGGTGCATTTCCGTAAATAAACAACCCAGGATTGTACGGTTCTTGTACAGAACCACCAGGTGTTTGTGTTGTAGTTGGAACAATTCCTGTATCTGGTTGACGAGATGCTGAAATATCAACATTACCTAAATCAGGTTGACGAGAACCCGTAATTAAAACATCAGGCAATTCAGTAACGCCCAGGTCTTTTTGTGCCTTAATCGTAACTGGCTGTAATTGTGCACTTGGTAGATTCTGATTAGGAGGCGTTGCAGGTAAATTTGTTACACCTAAATCTGCGGGTAATCTGGGCGCAGTAACCGTAACAGCATTTAAATCTGCAGGTGAACCAGGGGTTGTTGGCGTAGATGGCAACGCAGTTGTGCCTGTATCTGTGGGAGGAATACCTTGCGCTGCTTGATTTTGAGCAAGTATTTCACTAACTCTAAAATCAGACTCTGCATTTGCTGCTCTAGTATCTGCTCTTGCTGCTGCTTTTTGTGCTGCCGCTTCCTCTGCAGATGTTCCAGATGAATATCCAGAAGCTAATCCGCTGAGTGCAGATATGGCATTGCCACCCGCCTCTGTTGCACCGCCCACTGCGCCCCCTACAGCCGTGGCTACAGGTTGACCAGCTCCCAGTGCTTGTGCAGTAGATGCAGATAAAGAACCCGCTGCACCTGCAGTAGCGTTTTCAAGTATTTGTGATGGATTACCACCCTGTGCTGCAGTCTTGACCGCCCCAGCAACACCAGAAGTTAATGCGTTTACTGCGTTTTGGTTTCCACCTTCGTAAATAAGTGCTTTTGCTGCGTCATTAGCACCTGTACTGACAACTGTACCAATAGCAGCGTTTTGTATAGCTGTGTCAAGAGGAACACCTGCAGCCACCTGCGCCCCAGCTTGTAATGTTGCTCCAGCAATAGCAGTTGCAGTTGCAGAAGAGACTCCTAAAGCACTAGCTATAGACGGAGCTAATGCCTCTGCCATGCCAGGTATTGCAGCAGCCGCAGCTATTTCAGCAATAGCGGTAGGATTACTGAGGATTTGATTTAAAAAACCACCACCTGATTGAGAATCTAAAACCGCACCAGTTTTATCATCAATCAAATACATAGTCCCATCACTACCTTTTTGCCAATGAGATACCTCTTGTGGCAGTTGGGCAGCCTGTTGCTCTATATTGTCGCCTTCAAGGACTCTTGCCGCTGTTGCCATTAGTTAACTCCCAACGCAGTAGCTATTTGCGTATGTATGTCATTATGTACGCCTATCCAATCATAGAAATCATCTTCTACGTTAAAGTCTGCGTCTAGCAATTGAAAAGGATTGTTGAGGTACAAGATGTTAGCTAAAGACTCGTGCATCTGGTTGTGTATAAGTAACCAGTCATCAATGTTAGATGGGTCTATATCTTCTATAGGATAAAAAGGCGTAGCTATTCCCTTACTAATTAAAGTCTGAAAGAATAACTGATGCTGTAGATAGTTCTCAAACTCAAACCGTTTAAGACCTTCTAAATCACCAAATTCAACATATGATAAATCATCAAAGTTCAACTTTTGTCTGCCTTGTTATCTAACTTGTTAAATATCTGCTTACAAATATCTTTAATTTCGTCTATATCTCTGTGATAGTCTTCTTTTGTTACATAGTCTCTAGGCATAGCACGAACATCTGAATCTAAACGTTCTATAGCCTTAGTAATGTTGTTAAGTACCCATCCTGCAAGAAACGCTGCAATAGTTACTACTATGTCAAAGATTTGTTGTAATTCCATTTAAGCCACTTTTACAATTATTGTTGTCAAGTTGTTAACTACAGATATAACTTTACCAACTGATTGCATATACTGTTGAAGTGTCATTGCAGATTCTGATACTGCTTCACCGCCAATAGATCCGTCTTGTTTTGCAACTGGAACAATATATTGCCCTGCAGATGCACCTGTTACATTGACTGGAACTTGACCACTAAATGCAATTCTGTCTACCAACGCTCTGGCAGTTTCTACATCTGCATTAAAGGATGATAAAGCGGTATTATATTGAGTAAGTTCTGTTTGATAGTTTGCTTCAATAGTAGCCCATTGCTCATCAGACTCATCTTTTCTTGTTGGTTCTGTTGGCTTTGTTGGTGCAGTTAAATGAGAACCCCATGTGTCGCCACCAACAAGACCAGGGTTTGTAGATTTAACTACAAAACTTATTGCATTTGCAAATACATTTGTTAATTTACCATTTACATCTATACCGCAAACGTCACCTTTGTTAATAATAAAATCACCCGCCTTGGTCATATATTCAGCATAGTCAGCACCAGATTGATTTACTGTACCTGCGGCATTTAAAGAACGACCTGTACCTCCATTTTTTTGCAAATATAAAACAGATGCTGATGCTGTATTAGCTCCAGTTGTATCTGCGTTTGCTATTGCGGCTGAAAAGTTATTGGTTGCACCTGATGAATAAGAACTCCCTGCAAATATTGCAAAAGTTCCAGAATTATTTGCGGTTAAAGCGTGATAAGAACCGCCAGGGTTATATCCCGAACCCGTTTGCAAATATGAACTATTACTTAGTGTCATTGCTTGGGTAAATGTAATAGCATTACCAGCAGTTCCTGATGCTGCTGTATACCAACTGTGTACGCCATTTAATTGTTGATAGGCAGCGGCATAGTTGGTGTTAATGTAAATATCGTTTGTGCCGTTGTAATAGCGGTTTGAAGATACCAACACTTGAGAAGTATTTGTTCCCCCATTAATTGAACCAGAAGCTCCAATTTGAATCGCTTTTTGCGTTGACACCCAAGCACTAGGAGTAACACCTACACCCACGTTTTGAGATGTATCTATTGTTACCGCAGTATTGCCATTTGTTACCATCGTAACAGCACCATTAGCACTTGCTATAGAAACATTAGATGTACCGTTAACAATAGAATTTGTACTTACGTTACTTGTACCCCCCTGTATAGTCACATTTGTAAGCGTCACATTACCAAGGCTTGTAACCGTATTTCCGAGAGCAACAGATGTATTACCAATAGTTACCGAACTATTTGCAAGAAAATTATTAGGTATGCCAGAAGCCACACTACTAATAGTTACGTTAGCAAGAGCTACGTTAGCAAGCGTAGTAACTGTGTTTCCAAGAGCAACTGATGTTGTTCCTATAGTCACAGGCGTAGCAAAGTTTGTATCTAACTCTGATAGCGGTATTGATGATGTTGCACTTGCAAATGTATAAGGTACGCCAGACATATTAGAACCTCACTCTTAATTCATGTTCAAATTCAAATGTGTTAACAGTAAAAGCAGGATTGCTAGAAGTCATTGTTAACCCTAAATACTTTCCATATTGTGCAGCATCTGACTTATATAAGAAATAGCCAGACTGCAACAACCACGCAATTGTTTGACTAGAAAAATTAGTCCACCCTATTGCATTATTACTATTGTTTATCCACGTTGCCGTAGAATTAGAAAGAACATACGGGCTACTAGAACCCGTCTCACTGTCCACAGTTACGCTAAAGTTACCGCCCTGAGTTAACGTAGCTTCTACCGCAAATTTTAACGCTTGCTTGGTTCTTATGGGGTCACCCATATCCATCAACGCAGTCTGTATATAACTGTTAACTGCACTTGTATTGTTAGCATAAAGTTGGTACAAAGCATTAGATTGTGTACCGTAAAGGTTTATTTTTCCAGATAGGGGCGCAGAAGTAACATATTGCAACGTCCCCTGGCTGGTAATAAACCATTTCTTTTCAAAAAACACTGCTTGTATATACCTAGACCCACCAGAACCATAAGGACAGCTGGAGTTAACATAAAAGTTAAATACAGCACAGAGAATGTTATTTAACAATGCCTGACCAGCTGTTATAGGCTTTGTAAAGTCAATATAGGGGAAAATACCATCAAGAGGGTCTGAAATCTTGGTTGTTGTAGAACCTACAAGAGCATATACACCGTAATCGTTCATAAATAACACAGAACGGAAGTACGGAAATATGGCGTAAATACGTTTAGAACCTATAGACGCAGATACGTTGGTATTTGTAAATACAGTTGCGCCCGTAGATGTAACTTGTAAATTAGAAAACACGTTAATAGAGTCATCTCCAAAAACGTATAAAAAGTTGTTAGCAGACAATAATGCTTGTATATTGCCGTGCAAAGTAGAGTCTGTTAAGTTAAAAGCTACTGCAGATACAGAAGTAAAGTCTGTGGGTGATACGGAAGAAGATGCGTAAACTGTACGCCCCGCTGCCACCCAAACTCTTCCTGAAAAAGTTGCCACATCCACAATACCGTTCGTGTTGACAGTAGCAGTAATGTTTGCACCTGTTCCAGAGCCTCCAATACTGACTGTTGGTGCACTTGTATACCCTGACCCTACGTTATTCATAATAACCTGGGTAATAACGTTACCAGAAATGACTGCAGACGCATTTGCTCCTGACCCGCCGCCTCCGCTAAAGGTTACGTAAAGAGAACCGCTAGTGCCGTATCCTGTGCCTCCATTGTTGACTTGCACAGATACCGTACCAGTTGCAAAGGTCACCAGTTGAGCTATTGCTGTAGCGTTAGCACCACCTCCACCAGTAATGGTCACTGTTGGTTGAGAAGTGTATCCACTACCTGCGTTGGTCAAAAGAATACTGCTGACCGTATTAGCTGTTGTAGTGGTTGCTACTGCTGTAGCTTGTTTACCACCTGTTTGATTAGGAACAGAAATAGTAACGTTAGGTGCACTTGTATATCCAGTACCAGGGTTAGTTATTGCAATAACACCCACAGCACCAATAGACACTACGTTATTACCATCCCATGAGTACAAACCCTTAGATGGGTCACCTATAAATACGTTTGTGTTTTGATATTGAGCTGCACTAACACCAGATGATGAAAATGTACCTGCTACCGCAACATTTCCTAAAGTTGAAGTAGCTAAGTCAAAATATTCCATTTGACCGTTAGTTTCTGACGCAATAATGTAGTCATCAGTCACGTTAGCAGATGTTAAATAACTAACCGTGTTAGAAAAAACAACTGCTACATTACCTACGTTTGATACTGCAGATGATGTTGGAGTTATTTTGATGTTGCCAAACCCTATAGGCATGGCATTTTCTATCCAATTAAACTCATCTTTGTCTATAGCAGTGCGGTTAGCTTTGGTATTTAAACCTTTAAACTGCTTAACAATTGCATAAGACTTTTTTTGCTCGGCTGATGCCATCCTCAACCTCCACTACTGTAGGGGTTAGGGATTCTCCTGGTGTATGTACTGTTGAGTACATTTAACACTTTTTTATTGTATTGTTGTTGGAATATTTCAGCCTCTCCATAGCTTTGTTCGTAAAACTTGGCTTTGTAAGCTGCGTAATATTGAATAGCCGTATTCCACGGGTCAATAATTGAATCTACAGTATTGGGTGAAGTTATGGACAATGCAGTTGGCAATATAACTGTGTCCATCTCAATATAGTAAGACTGGTCAGGTACAGGAGCAATGTATATTTGTTGTTGACCGTAAACAGAAAAACAAATAGGTCTGCCTATGTAATTTTGCCAATAACGAAGTTGAGCAGTGAAGTCAGACCAAGGAAGATACCGCATAGGTATACGGCTATTACCCCAATACAGATTGATATTGAGAACATCAACCGTGTTAATTCCGTTAGGTAGTGCAGCAAATGGGATAATTTCAGCATTTTGTACATATAACAAAGTTGCAGTTCCGTCTGCAAATGCTGTAGACGGGGGAAATATGTTTGTTCCTGTTGGGTACGCAGGTGCAGTAGAACCAGACGTTCCAGATGTTTGGTACTGGTAAATGTAAATATTACTAAATACATATTGACCAGCAGATACCGCAGTATTAGCAACCCAGCTTGTGGCTGGTGTGGTATTTGTGTTTGTGCTGTTATACGGATTAGAAGACGTTATTGGAGTAGACGTATTCTGAATGGTACGAAGACACCCAGTATCTCTAACCAACTGGGTTCTGGCTTCGTTGATATAAGTTGTTAGCTGATTCTGCGTCCAAAAGACGTTTGTGGAGTCATGCAACAAATTTTCAACTTGTGTGAGGTAATCATTGAGCGTTGCCATGAAGCATCCATTGTTAAGCTACCCGTTTTTCAGAGGATTTTCCCCCAACGCCTCTTTCAAGACGAAGGGGTACTACGCCTACAGCCGAGGGTAATGAGCTGTTCTGGTTTGGCATATCAACAGTTATTTCAAACTTGTCGAGTAGCTTAAGTCCTTCTTCTAGTTCGCTATGTAGTTTTATCCATCCATAGCGCACTAATATGTGTTCTCTGTCTTCCAGTCTGTACCCAAATAAACGGACTGCGCCATCTATTGGGATACGAACGGGAACATTTTTTTTGAAATCATACATAACACCGTCATAACCAATGGTTAATTCGGTGTTACTACGATTGGTTACAACAACGTACATCAGAATGTAACTACGTCACCATACACTTGTAACGAAGCCGTATTTGAGTTTCCACTCGCAACGTTTACGTTTACATATAAGGCTTGGGTTAAATTTCCTGTAATAGCATTTTTAGTGCTATAGGGCGTTGCAACGGTTAAGTCTTGGTATAAACCCGCAGCAGTTAAATTACTGAGAGCAACGTTGGCAACTACCGCATTACTGGCGTTACCATCATTACTTGTAGTAATAGAAACATAAGCAGCAGAAACGTTACCTGTAGGATTGTTAACCGTAACTCTACGGACAATAACAGAGCCAGAACCTGTAACGTTTCCAGAGTTTGTCAAACCACCATTCAAGATTGGTATGGTAACTACAGCGTTAGCTACAGTTGCCAATGATACTGAGGTGGCAGAACCAATACGACCACTCCCAAACGAATCCAGGTAATACTGACTGACTGAATCGGGATTAGCCATTTGTTACTCCTTAAGATGCGTTGTAAGTACCAGAAACAGTCTGACCACCAGATACGGTCAACAATGTGACTGTAGCATTGGTTACAGAAGAGTTTGCAAACACGTTAACACCGTCAGAAATAATCATGCCACCAGTGTTGTTCGCAAGAACAGTAGAAACTGCAGTGATGTTACCGTTTGTGTTAACAGCAGATGTAGCTTGAATAGTTACGTTAGCTGTTGGGAACACAATGTACATACCAGCAGGAACTACGTTTCCAACAGTAGTTGCAGGTGTAGTCGTAATTGTCAAATACGCACCAGGCGTATTAGCAACTGCGTTTGCAAGGATAATTTTATTTAGAGCTAAAGCCATTTGTCATTACTCCTTACAGTGAGAGGTAGTTGTAGTTGTTAATCTTAGACATTGACTTGGGCTTTACAGACACCAATTCAGCAATCATAAGAACAGCACCTACATAACCAATTTGCCAATTTGGAAGTGTGGACTCAAATCCTGTAAACACAAATGAACCTTGCTCGTGAATGTACAAGCTAAGATAGTTAGTGTTCAGGAAGTACACAGTGCCTTCTGGGCAATATGGGTCTGGATAAATTGGAACACCAGCAACCATCAATGCTCTGAAAGCTGCTTGAGGACCATTGCTATCACCGTCAAAGCCAGAGCCTGGAGTGATAACGTATTGCTCTTGACCTACAAAGTCTTGAGCAAGTAATGTCCAAGTACCAAATCCGCAAACACCAAACGAAGGCATTTCTGCGCCACGCTTAACTGTTCCAGAAATGTACTGAAGAATGTTTTGTCTTGTTGGGTTTACGTTACCTGCGTTGTAAACCTTAGACTGCCACCATGTATAGGTGTTACGGTTGATGTTACCGTAAGTTGTTTGGTAAGTTGCGCCACCAGTACCGTCATCAATAGCTGCTGGTAAACCAATAAACTGTTGATTGTTGGTCGTGTTGTTGTACAAGGCTGTTGCCATTGCATCCATCATCACGTTGGTTGCGTCATTCATACGTGCTTCAATCAATGGAATGATTGCAGCGTCTTGTTGAGCAACACCTTCCATACCGAGGAACGGTACAGGAGAAATCATCAACTTGAGGTCGTATTCAGCGTTATAAGCACCTTGTTGTACTGACGGCTGGGCAAAAGAGCCAGAGTAGTCAGACCACTGTGCATTAACAAACTGTGCACCCTGAACAGGTACAGTTACTGAAGATACACCACCACTGGCTTGTTGACTGTTTGCAATCAACGCTGCCATTAGAGGCGTGCTGTTGTATAACTGCACAACCAGTTTAGGAATGAACGCTCTCCGAGTAACGTAAGTTAACTCATTGAATTGCGAACTACCTGTCTGGGGCAGAATTCCACCACCTATAGCCATATTAGCTCCTTAAAGATGGGCATCTCTGCCCTGACAAATTACACCCTCTTTTACAAACCGATTGGACGATTAGACTTTCTGATTTCTGCAAAAGCCTTAACCGCTTCTTGCTGCGCTGCTCCCCTTGGGTCTTTCTGATACTTGCCAAGGTCAAACTGGCGAATAGCAGAAGGATTGTATCCAGATGGAGTTGGCTTCGCAGCCTGTCTCATATATTCAAAGTATTCAGCAGCCGTGTCATGGCTTGGGATTTGTTTCTCAAGCATGATTTTTTCGACTTCTGGAATGTCTTCAGCTCTGATTCCTTTTTTTACAAGGTTTTGTCTGCGCTTTTCCAATTCAGCTTGAGCATCTCTTTCTCTGAGTTTGGCTTCTAAGGCTTGCACACGTTGGTCAGATGCAGTGATTGCTCTGTTGGTGTGTTCCTCAATATCCAACTCAGGGATAGGCATACCAGGCTTGACCTTCTTGGTCATACGCAAAAAATCTTTGCGTGTATCTGGATTTTCCGCAAGTGTTTGAGCCAGACTAGCTAACTCATCTCGTGCTTCTAAGGAAAGATTTTCTAAAGACATTTTGTTACCCTCTTACCGTTATTAAATTACTTTTTTACCGTCTGCTGGTTTCTCTACCCGCATACCGTTCATTGATGCTTTTGTAGCTCCAGACAATCCACCAAATTGTGAATAACGTGGTGTGTTGATTACAACGCCATTCTTTTGATTGTTGTCGGTAGGTCTACGTGGTTGAGAATTACCTCTGGGTTTATATAAATCCATGATTACTCCTGTTTACATTGGGGGTGGGGGCATACCGCCACCAGGG